TTTTTCCTCATTAAGAGTTCCTAGCAATTCTCCCATAGCCTTCTCACGTTGGTTACTTTCTTTGATAATACGAACTTCACGTTCTTTACTTTCAATTAACTTCTTAGCGTTGCTAATTGTATTAATGGACTCGGCTAATTGTTTATCTTTAGCTTGTAGTTGTACAAATAGTTTGCGTGTTTCAGCCTTATCATTTAAATAAGTACTACTGTATTCCCCTGCAAAAGATTCAAAGATACGGCGACCAAAATCGTTTTCACGTGCAGTCTTAATATCTTCTTTCAATTGACCTAATTCACCCTTAAGATGTTTAGATACAGACTCGTTCATTCTCTTAGCACTTTCAGTGACGAATTTCGCCTTCAATGCTTCAAGTTGTTTACGACCTTCTGCAATCAACTTAACCTTTGCTTCTACAACTGCTTGTTTGTCTTGGGCAAATTCTTTAATTTCACCCGCAAGTGCTTTAACAATAAATTGCTCTAGCTTTTGCTGACTTTCCATTTGTAGTTTACGCTCATTGCGTAGTTCTTTAATTTCTTCGGCTAATTTCTCAACCATAAAATTATTGAACTTAACTGCATTTTCATGTAGCTTGCGTTTTGCGTTAACACGGTCTTCATTCATCGCTTGTCTCTCAGCATTAAATTCTTCAATTTCTGCTGATAAACCGTCTGATACCATTTTATCAAGGGCTTCAACCATTATGTGTTTGTCATGTTCATAACGTTGTGCAAACTCCTCACGAAGTTCCGCACGTACTTGCTCTTTGGCTTCATTCAATTTTGATTCCCATGCCTCATTAATAGCGACACCAGTTTCTTCATTGATTAATCCACTTTCAAGTAATGGTTTGATAGCATCTAACATGCTTAATCCCCTTTATTGATTTTGAGATCCTTGATAAGACGAACCACTTCATCTTTCAGGTATCTCTGTACTTTTCTGTCGCTTTGTGCATCTTTTGCAATATCTAACATTCTATGTCCATGACGTAAATTCATCATGCCTTCATAGATTGCTTTAGGATATGCATTGGGTGCGCTAGGTTGGGCGACAATATCCACAGTGACTATTTCAAAGTCACTAACTTGGCCATTAGCATCGTTAACGTTACCGCTACCTCTGCTACTAACTCCTAGTTTGACACCACTCTCCAACATTGTAGACACTAACTGTCCCATTGGAGTTGGTAAAATCTTTAATTTGCCGAAGCCATTAGCACCGTCCATCCACATACTAGTAATCATATGCGATACACGGTCTAAATTAATTTTTAAGTCATCTGGGTGATCCACTTCACCTAATACAGAATGGCCTTCTTGAATCTGCTCATTAAGTTGTTGAACTGCGCTTTCAATTTCAGAAACAGGATACACACGCTCGTTAGCGTTGCGTACCCCACCCTGAATGAATATCCCTTTCATATAAAGGGACTTCTTGCTGCCTTCACCTTCACTCAAGACCTCCATACTGGCACGGTCGAAAGTTAGATGCTCTTTGAGATACAAAGCCATTATCTCAGATTTCCTTATCTCTTAACAATCTTTTTAGTAGCTTGCTGTGTGATTGGCTTTTTAACCATCTTCTTAGATTCAGCTACTGGGCTTTTCTTGTCTGCACCATCATCACCATGTTTTGGTTTTGGAGCTGCCTCACCTTTTTCACTAAAGTTACCTTTGCCTGGAGCATTCTTAAATTGTCCTGCACCTTTTAGGTCTTTAGTAGCTGGGTTTAACAAACCACCTTGTGTACCACCTTTACCACCGTCGCCAGATGTAAAGTTAACAGCTTTTGCACCGTTACTAGATACTTTACTATTTGCGCCTAATGTGATACTTTTTACATTATCACCATTTGGGTTTTTTGTTACAGAAACTTTTTGAAGTTGAACTGCTTCTTCAAGCGTTTCTTCTTCTTCAAGTTCTTCAGATTCTTCTAACTCATCATCTTCTTTGGCTTCCATCATATCTTCATCACCAAAGTCTCCTGAGCCTTCTTCGTCACCCATGCCGCCTTCTTCGCCGCCTTCTTGACCCATTAGTTCTTCAAACTCGGCCATCAATTCGTCTAACTTATCTTCTAAGTCAACAACGCGGTCTTCTAAATCGCCTTCACCTTCTTCGCCGCCCATATCGTCAGCGTCTAGGTCAACTTCCATATCGCTTTCGCCGTCATCCATTTCGATATCGGCAAATTCATCTTCTTCTTCTGTCATGCCTTGTTCTTCAGCAGAAATTTCGTCTAAAAGACCTTCTACTGGGGCATCCATCATTTCTTCATCCATGCTAATCATTGATTCATAGATTTCGCGGCTTTTTTCAACTACGATATCGTGAAACAACGCACGTGCTTTATCTTCATCTTCATTGATAATTAAATCAATAAGTTGCTCAAATTTTTTGTTATCCATTGTTTTTCTCCTGATAAAATGGCTTTGTAGAATTATTTAGTGAGTAGTCGGTAAAACTACTCAATAAGTGCTATTTTTTTACACTTTTGCCTAAAAGTGCTTATAAACCAGGCTGTTCTGGACTTACAGGAGTATATTGCTTGCGAACTTTTTTGAGATTTTTGGCATGCTCATAGTTACGAACATCCAACATCCTACGCAATTTGCGAATCTGTCTTAATGTTAGTTTTGTTTTGCGAGTTTCGCCCCACTTGTACTTACTGTTATCTTGACTCGTATCTTGATAACCTTGTACTGGAGCGTCATACATTTCAAAAAGTTTCATATTACTATTTATCTATTATGCTGGAGGAGGTGGGGGAGGAGACCCACCGGCTGGCATAGCTTCAGGTCCTGCTACTGCAGGCCCAATCTCAGGTGGCATTTGGTCACCCTGATTTTCTTCATCTGGAAGATTTTCTGCATTATCACTATCAGTTTCAATGTCACCGGCACTGATACCAATACTACGTAAATCGCTACCAGTTGCTTCACTATCTTCTGGTTGCTCACGTTCTTCAAACCACAATCTGCTATTTTCTTCAATCTCTTCCTCAGTTAATCCTAAGAAACGTTGCATAGCAAATCTTTTTGCTATATACGGAAATTGTTCCATTGTTTGAAACACGGTAACACGTGCTGTATCTAATTCGCTTTGACGATATGCGGCAAAATTTTGAGGTGCGTTAAATTTAATATCAAATAAACTACTATCAATATTCAATCCCCTCCAACGCATGAATAATTTAAATTCATCATTGAGTTTTTGACTGATATACTTTTGCAGTCGTTCACAATATTGATTAAAACGAAACTCTTGTATCATTGCTGTACCAACACGGCCATCACTTAATGGAGTTGCATTATCTTCAGGACCAGTAGGTAAGTAACTACTCGGAACACGCAATCCACGTGCTAGTCTGTTATTGAAATATTTTAAGTCATCAATTTCACCAAGATTTTGTCCACCTTGTAAAGTGGTTACATCACTACCTCTGCCGTCAGCAGTTACTGGGAAAAAATAATCTTCGTTGATACTTAATGGATTGTATGTAGCATCAATTACGCTTTGTCCACCGTTTACACTTGGAATTCTACGTTGATGTATCTCATTCTTAATACGGTCAACAAACGCCATAGCCATGTGACTTGGCATATTGCCCACATCAATTTTAAAGATTCTACGTTCTGGTGCACGACTAATACGATAGATTAAAATAGCATCTTCAAGTAATTCTTTTTGTTTGTATACTTTAAAAATATTTTCTAATATAGATTGACCAAAAGGCCAGTAACGGTCCAGCCCTTCTGTCAAACTTAAATGCACTACATGTTTAGCATCAATTGCGGCTTCATTAATCCCCAAATTAAATCTGCTACCAGTTGTACCATAAGGTTCGTTTGGAACTGTATAGCTATACGGGGCACTATAACCAGCAGTTGGTGGTTGTGCTTGGAAATCTGTTGTTGTTTTTTCAGCTATTGCTAAATTTTGTAAATTAGGATTAATATCTTTAACCACATATTGTTCAGGTTTTTTACCTTCACTCTCGTTAACAATAACCTTACTAACTTTAGTCATATCTACCCAATATAACTTAAAGTTTTCTGGATCACGAATAAAGACTTGGTCACCGTACTTTATAGTGTTACGGAATATTTTAAATGTTCTTGTATCAAACTCATTGAGTTTACACCATTGTTGTAGTTGCTTTTTAATTAATTCAACTTCATGGGGTGTTGGTTCTTCACGAAATTCAATCTCAAAAGGTGTACTATTCTGTTCGTTTTTTTGTGTACTAAACTCAGCAATAATATCTAGACATGCATTGATTTCAGCATCTACATCCATCATTTCATATTGATTATAACGTTCAATACGATTTGGATGACCAGTATATACTTCCGGTAAACGACTTTGATAATTCTTATAACCAAAGTCTGTGTTGTTCCAACCACCTGTAGGACTGTTGTTTTGCCCCGGTCCATTCCAGGCACCAGTATTATTATTGTACCCTGTAATAGGGCTCATCTGCCCGGTTAAATTAGAAAAACGCTTTTTATATGACATAGTTAAATATTTATCTCTTACGCTTTAGTGTATGTTAATATATCATCTTGGATTCCGTTACCCTTATCCAATCTTGATATAACAGCATCTAATTTAGCTGTCAGTGTTTCCACAAGCATAACAGACAATCTATCGTTATTAGGATTAGCAACACCTGTACCGCCAGCATTGTCTGTGTTTAATCCCATCTCTTGCATCAGTTCTTTCTTATATTGTGTTAAACTACTTTTTTGAACGTCTTTTAATAAACCTTTTAATTCTTTTTCAGGCCAAGCACTTTCTTTTTTACCATGCATCATAATAGGGTAACCTTGGTCGGGTCCACTAAACAGTCCCCCAAATCTAGCTACCTCAACGTGAAAATGACCGCCTTTTGTATTTTTGTTTTTATCCTGATAGTATTCGTCTAATACTTTAGCCGCTCCCAAATCTTTTAACTGTTCTTTGATTAATTTTGCTTGGTCTGGTGTTGGGTTTTCTGGTAGTACAAAATCTAATGCTTTACCCTGTGTATGTCTACTATTTGGAGCATTTATTTTATGATATAAATCATTCATTCCAGTTACCATAGAACCAGGAATAGCCTGTTGTATTCTTTCAGCTAATACAAGTAATGCAGGGTCCGCGCCACCGCCACCGGTGTTTTCATCCCTATCTCTAAATTTAATTTTAGATAGAATTTCATCACTATTACGAGTTGCACCTACTGTTTGCAATGAATTTTGTGCAGACTGTCGTTGAGCCATTTTTTCCGTTGATACTTTTTTACCCTGTATGTCTACCTCAGCACCTTGATTTCCTGCTGTTTTTACTCCGGTATCAGGATCCATTTGACCAATACTAGCTGATTGTCTTTTAGCTATTTCTATTTTCTCTTTTTTAAGTTCTTGTAATTCTTTTTCTGTTTCAAATCCAGAAGCCTCTAATTCGTTGTATCGTTTCATACGTAGAATTTTTAATTTTTCAAAGTCTGTACCGCCTGTCAGTTTGCGTGTTTGTGACCATTCTTCATCTAGTAATTTTAATCTTTTTTCAGCGGCAATTAAACCAACTTCTGCTCTGAGTCTTTCCAAGTCAGATAATTTTTCATCATCTTTACGTTTTTCTAGATTATCAATTATTTTTCGTTGCTCTTTTATTTGGTCTTCTACACCTGTTTTACCTTCCATTGCAATTTTATAATCTGAAATTGAATCTGAAAGTTCTTGTCGTAACTGTATAATTTTTCTTTTAGACTGTTTTTCATCTTCAGCAACATCATCCGAGTCTCTGAATGAGGCTGATAAATTGGTCTTTTTCCCTAAAACTACCAGGCTAAATTTATCAACCATTTTAGCCATAAATTTAGCAAACTTATATCCAATATCAATAAGTTTAGTAAACATACCAACTACTAACTCACCAGCTCCAGCTACCATTTTATCTGCGGCAATTCGCATGGCTCTCATTTTTTGTTCATTAAGAATGTTATTGTTTAATTGACCTTCTTCCTTTTTGCCAATATTATTAAGATTCTTAAGTGTTTCTGCATATTCTTTACTGTTTACATCAGTTAGTCCTATTGCACCGTTAACTGCTTCGCTAGTAAGACCCATATCTTTGAGTCCACCTTCAGTTATCATAAAGCTACCTTCAACACTACGCAATCTTTTTCTAATAGATCCTGCAGTATTAGTCAACGATTCCATGAATACTTTAGTACCGCCCTTTTGTGCCTTCATTGCGTCATCATATGCTGTAGCGGCTGATTGATACGAGGCGGCTGCTAAATCAGTAGTGATTCTACCCTGATTAACAATTCTATCTTTTAAACCAGCGGCTGCTTCTTTACCAAATCTTTGTTCATATGCTAACAAATAATTGCTTAAATTTTCAGCATCATCGCCCTTTTGTTTACTTAAGTATAATGTCATTCTAGCATCAGCCATAATGGCATCTCTGGCTTTTTGTTGTTCATCACGTGTCATACCAGTCAACTCTTGTAACTCTTTCATAGTTGTCAAATATTTAAATGACTGTCTTGTTAAATCCCCGGTTGTAGCCGATTGGGCCAAGCCCAATCTAGTTTGGCGTTGTACAAAGTCTGCGGCACCTTGACGTATATCTTGTGTTGTATATCCCAAACGTAATAGTGTTTTTTCAAGTTCATTATTAGGGCCTACTAATCCTTGTATAACGCCTACGAGTTTTTCAGAACCTTTTGTAACACTGCCGCCGAACAAAGCCATTTCACCAGTTACTGGTTTTAGTGCTTTTTCAAACTTTTCTGCTTCGCTTGCTACTAATCCAACTCTATGTAACTGATTCAATAACCCATCAAATCCATCAGATACTACATAACCCATATCACTCAATGATTGATATGATTTCATCATATCATCATTTTGCTTAAGACTAGCACCTACTAAGGATCCTATTGCCTTGATAAAGAGGCCTACAACTTTCCAAGCACCTCCCATAGCATAAGCAAAATTACCAACAGCATCACTTGCCCCGGTAACTCCTTCTGAGAACTTGTTTAATCCGGGCTCAGTATTAAGCATAGCCTTACCTATTCTAATACTTGAATCACCTAATTGTTGCTTTAGAGTATCCGAAAGTTTTTTGAATTCATCGTTAGCTTTACGTACTCTTTCTGCGGCTTCTTTTTCAGCCTGTACTAATGGATCCATTTCACGGTTGACACTGGTTATCAACTCCATGAAACGGTTTAAATTGTCTTGCTGTTCAGGTGAGAAAGGTTCTGCCATAATTTTACTTTAATAAATAATCGGTACATATCTATTTAGTATTTTAAAACATCCAAAAAATTAGGAGAAAAGATGTCCGATAATCCGTTAAAACAATATTTTCGCAGACCTTCATTGTTTCTGAGACTTCCCAGCGAGGCCAAGGGGTATCCTCCAGGCTCTATCAATCTACCAGATAACGGTGAACTGCCTATATATCCAATGACTGCAATTGATGAGATAACTGCAAGAACGCCTGATGCATTGTTCAATGGTGTAGCTGTAGCTGAACTTATCAAAAGTTGTGTCCCTAATATTATTGACCCGTGGAGTGTTCTACAGACAGATTTAGATGCGCTATTATTAGCTATTAAAATAGCAAGTAATGGATCCACTATGGAAATTGAATCAAAATGTCAAAATACTGATTGCGGTGAGATTAGCAACTATGATATAAACTTATCCGGATTACTAAGTGGATATCAACCCGGAAACTATGAAACACTATTACCAATTGGTGAGTTGCAAATTAAATTTAAGTCTTTAACTTATAAGAAAGTGAATGAAGCTAGTAACAACCAATTTGAAGTGCAACGTGCTTTGAATTTAATTCAATCAATGCCCGAAGGTAAAGAAAGAGATGACAGATCCGGTGACCTTATTAAAGGTATGAACGATTTGGCTATGAATTTAATAGTAGATATGATTGAGTTTATCAAAGCTGACGGCTCCGTAGTAATGGATAGAGATTTTATCAAAGAATATCTATCTAATTGTGATATCAAAACTTATGAGAAAATAAGAGAAGCCTCAATAAATCTTAAAAAGACAACTGAAACAAAACCATTAGAATTTAAGTGTATTCATTGTGAACATGAATACGAACAACCATTCAATATAAACGTATCTGATTTTTTCGGTTAAGACTTCTGTCTCTTGACTCCGAGGAGATTAAGAAGTTGATAGATACTATGGAAGAGGAGTGTAAAGCCATTAAATCCAACTCGCTTAAAATGGCTTGGTATATGCGCGGTGGTATAAGTTATGAAGATATACTAAACATGAGTATAGATGAACGAAATGCCATTAATAAAATTATTGAAGATAACTTAGAAACTACTAAGAAATCAAATCTACCATTCTTCTAACCATAGTAAGTCATTTATCACAACTTAACATCTTACTACTCTATTAAAAGATGACCTTCGGTCATCTAATACCTTCACATTGCTCACTTCGTTCGCATTGTTCGGTATTGTTTTAAACTCTTTTTAATTGTTATCTCTTTTAAATAGATTGCCGCTTTGAAGCCATGGTAGTGCTATTCAGCACTACCAATGGAAACTTGCCATGCCCGTCATCCTTTGCCATCTATTCCCCGAACAATTAACCTTTTTTGTTATCATTCGCCACCGGTTGCTCTGTAAAGTTTATGGGACTGTAGTGAAGCTATTGTTTAATACAATTCTTCAGCAACGCATGTTCTATATCCGCAAGATAGAGTTAGATATAGACTCATTGAAGGTTCGCTTTTCCGATTGCCTTCTCGGTGTTCCGTATCATTGCTGATACGCATACTCCAGTTCTGTCGGCACAGCACAATCTGTACAAACTCAAGGAGGACTCACAATTGAGCCAACAAATTTTTAATTATTTACGATTGTAGAATCTAATGTATTGATTGACTTGGTGTCTGAGATTGAGCCTGAGTATAATTTTACTAAGTCTTTGTTAAGTTTGAAAAAGCTATTGAATTCTGTGATGTACCAATCACCGTACGTTTTGCTACCATAGAAACAGAAATTATCTATTATCCATGTATGCTTTGGTTGTACTGCGACATATTGTCCTTTACGATTAAACTTCATAAAAAGAATGTTAAAATCGTTAGGATCGGCAACATCTAACAATTGTTGTAGCCACGAATCAAGTTGTTTGCATTCACCTGTAAGTATTAGGTGCCACGGGAAGTCCTGATAGAACTTGCACTCTGCATTCATTTTGCTGAAACTCTCTCCCGGAACAATATCGCCCTTGAAAGAACGAATCTGTCCCTCATGTAAGAATTGAGTTCTTGCTTGATTCTTGCCACCCACATATGCACCAGATCCAGGAGCACGAATGAAACTCTCACCGTACAAATCTGAGAGAAATTTTGCAACTTCTCTTTCGTATCCTGAACCTTTAGCTTTTTGTGGACTTGGCATAGACTTACTTATCTGTTATTACTTGATTCCAAAAATTCTTCGATAGTTATCCATTTTTGACTACCTAGTACACTTTCTAGTTTAGTATTATCGCTACAAGTTAGTTCCTGATAGCTGTATTTTACTTCTTCTGGAATAGGAATTAATTCTTGTTTACTTGATATCAAGTCAGCTACTTGCTGAAAACTGTAACTTTTGCCCGTACCTAGATTAAAAATACCTGATTTTTTAACATTTTTAATGAAGTCAACGTGTACTCTACATATATCTTCAACACATATAAAATCTCTAAAATACTTGGTTGAACCCTCAAATAACTTGATAGTTTCTTGTTTTCTAAATTTTGAAATAGGGCTAGCCTGTGATCCTTTATGCTCTTCACCGTTACCGTATACGTTAAAATATCTGAATCCATGTACTATATTACCGCCCTGATGCATTCGGTGATGCCTCTCAACTAGATACTTACTCCATGCGTATGGTGTCTTTGGATCAGGGATTGCATCCTCAGTGAAGTCAGTTCCAAATCCATATACACTTGCACTACTAGAATATTGTAAATTTACTCCATATGTTTTGCAAGCATCAAATAGTTGTCTAGTAAAATCAAAATTTTGAAACATAACTTTATCAATATCACGTTCAGTAGTAGAACTAATGGCACCTAAGTGTAATATCCAATCTTGGTCAATAATTGAAGGTAGTATACCACCGTCCCAATCATATGTATCAACTTCCCAGTCAGTATTGTTGTGTAGGTATCGAACCATGTTCTGTCCAATAAACCCTTTATGTCCGGTAACTAATATTTTCATTTCTGACTATCTCCAGGAAGTACCCTATAGTTATCCTCGACACTATCTGGTGTAGAAACTTCTATAACTGTTCCAGCTTCAATACACTCTAATTGATGTGGAGAACACGGATTATTGTGCCAAACACTACCAGTGCTCAATTCTGTTTCTTGTTGTTCGGCAGTGTTGGTATCAATCCAGCGAACAATAAACTTACCGGATTGTACATACCAAGTTTCTTCTTTTTCTTTATGGAAGTGCATACTGAATTTTTTACCTGATTCAAAATTTAAAAACTTGCCACAGTATCTATCATTACTAGCCCATATAAATTCCGATCCCCAACCTTTGGGTACTAATCCGTGTAATTGTGTCATTTGATTTGTTCCAATCTGGGTGCATACACCCCTACGTGTTGTACTGTTATTGATGCAGCCTTATTTGCAAATATAACTGCTTCTCTCATATCTTTGGTTTCTAAAAACTTGTATGTTAGTGCCGCTAAGAATGTATCACCCGCGCCACATACGTCAGTTACATCACCTACAATCTCAGCAGGGAATACCCACTCGTTCCAGATAACACCCAAATCACCATAAGTAACAATCAAATGCTCCTTATTGTGTAACTCACTAGTAGCACGGCTTTTTTCTAATTTGTTTATCTTAACATAACACCCGTCTAGTCTTGCTAAATCTGTTTTCTTTGTATCAACAAAGATTGGTATGTTTACTTCTTTAACCAATTCTTCTATCAACTCATAGCTTACTGTGCCCTTGTTATAATCACTGATAACGATAGCATCATATATAGGTGGTATTGCTGTTTCAAATGTAATAGGATCACTGATATAATCTTCATCAAGCCTTAGTAGTTGTTGCTTAGTGCGGGCATCAATCAGACGATTCTTTTTGCTTACTTTTCCGTGTAAGAACTTAACATCACACCCTAATGCTTCTAAATTCTTTCGTACATTGCCGCCCATGCCATCGTGATTGATATGATATCTAGGTTCAAAAATAGGAACAGGTGCTTCGGGACTAATGCGATTTACATAACCGTATGTGTATGTGTCATCACATGTATCACCGATTAATAATATCTTGTATTTTGTTTGTTGTGCTGTATCCATTTATTACCTCAAAAAATATTAATTCTTTGCAAACATCTTCACCTACGATTGATTTGCCCCTATAGTCACTACCTTTAATCATTGCATCATGTTGTTGTATCAATTCTACTAGTTCTGTATCAGTATCAAACACTACAACTTGGTCAACGGGTTTTAAGTACATAAGTAATATTCCACGTTCATTCATATCATTGATTGGGCGACTGTTGCCTTTCAACTCTTTTACTCTTCGGTCACTGTCAATTGCTACAGTTAAATAATCACCTTGATTACGTGCAAACTGTAATAATTCTAAATGACCTCTATGTAAAATATCAAACGTTCCGTTGACTATTATCCTTCTCATTCTACATCCACTGCATTACTATATGTTGTAAATCCGTTTTCTTTAACTACCTTTAAGACACTGGGTACTCGTCCTGCTAGTTCTTCACGGTGACTAACAAGCCAAATAGATTTGTGTCGCCTACGTGACATATCCTTAAGAATAGCGATAGCGTTTTCAACACCCATTGTGTCTAACCCACTGTCAATCAATTCGTCAATGAATAAGGTATTGATTGGTGCGTACAGGTTCTCCCATACATCACGAAATGCAAAACTTAATCCCAATATCAAACGATTGCGTTCACCTCGACTTAAGTTATCAAAGTCAAGTTCACGACCCAACTCTGTAATCTCAACATTCAAATCATTTTGAAAGATAACTTGATGCGGTAAGCCAATCTTATCTAAGTAATGTGTCAAACGACTATTCAAATAACTTAGGTTCTGGTCAATGATTTTCTTACGAACAAAGCTGTCCTTACTAGTTAATATATCTAACAAAAACTTTTGATGCTCCATAGTCTTTGTTAGTTTATTGATTGCTTCAAAGTCAATTGCTTGCAATGCATTACTTTCCATCTCAAAAACTTGTTCAGCATATGGATCCGTTTCAATTGATTTAGTTTCTATTTGTTGTAACAACCCAGACACTTTACTGCGATGCTCAACCGCTTGTGATTCAGTATCATACTGAGTAACAGGCATTGGACCCACTTCTACTATTGTAAGTTCTGCTAGTTGTTCAGCGTATGGATCAGTTTCTGCTTCTTTTTCAAGTATTTTAGTACGAATATTTTCGGCAGCACTACCGTGACGAATTGCCTCTGCTTCTGTTTTATAATGTGTCTTTGGTTTAATACCAGGTACAATGTCTTTGTCATTTTGTTCTTTGTATTGATTTAATAATGAAGTTACGTGTATATTTGCTTCAAGCAACATGTGTTCTTTATCATGTAGAACCTTAGTATGCTGTTCATCATGGAACTCTTGCCCACATGCATAGCATTGATGGTCACGTAGTGTAGCAACCTCTGCCTCAAGTTTCTTAATTAACTTATTTTCTTTGTCAATATCTTTTTGTAGTCGTGCTAGGTCTTTGTCACGATTTTCTAACTCTGATGACTTGGTATTATATTCGGCTAATGTGCGGTGTGCTAAAATTTCTGCGACAATATCTATAGTGTCTAATTTTGCACTACTTACAACTAAATCATCAATGTCTTTATCTTGTTTCTGCTTCCATGCAGTTTGTCTAGCTAGCAATGAGTTATATGTATCTTGTTGCTTTTTCTTTTGATTCCAAATTACTAATTCGTTGTGCGCTAACAATTCCGCATCAATATCAATTTTTGCTAGTTCATCATATTGTGCAACTAAGTAAGCTAAATCACTTTCATGTTTCTTTTGCCAAAGCCCTTGTCTACGTTTCAAACTTTCAATCTGTTCTTTTACACGCTTGTTGGCCTCTTCAATAGCCTTGACTTTAAATTCTTCACTTTGAATAGAGTCTTTGGTTTCTTTTAGTAACTGTTTTATTGATTCTGCTTTTTCGGATAGTAGTGTAATACCCAACAGTTGTTCAATGATTTCACGTTGTTCGTTTGCTTTTAGTGCTAGAAAAGGTTCGCTGTATGTATTGAGTGCTACAATGTGACGGAACATGCTACTAGACATCCAAATTATTTTTTCAATCTGAGCCTGTGTTTCTTTGTTCTCACCCTGTGCGTCATCCGTACCTTTTTGCAAATCATTGTTTACATAAAATCTTAACAGGTTTGGTTTACGACCACGCTCAATCTTGTAGTCTATACCGTTTACACTAAACTCTAATGTAACTAGCATACCCTTTCCATTTGTACGATTAACTAAATTATCTTTTCTGATTGAGTTAATGGGCACGCCGAACAATGCATATGATAGACCTTGAATAAGACTAGTTTTGCCTGTACCATTACGAGCGCCGTCGCCACCTAAGTCTAAGTTCTCACCTAGAATAAGTGTTAAGTCTTGGCGGTTAAAGTCAACTGCTTGAGTGACTTGTCCGATTGATAAAAAGTTTCGTAATGTAATATTCTTCAGTGTTATCATTTTAATTTTCTAAAAAAACTGTCTTTGGCTAATTTTTCAGCCTTCAGTGTGCGCTCAATAACGCCTTCTAGTTTAAGTTTAACTCCAATTAGTTTCTTTTGTTCTCTTAAACTACCTATGTAAGAATGAGTGTTAGTCAACTCAGACAAAGCAATACCCAAATGCTTATTAACTTTTATCAATGATTCTAACTCTCTAACTTCTCTGGGTATCTTCATAGGTTGTTATAAATCTCCAACAGTATTTTTTTATCAAATGTATTTGATTCAATACTGTTAATCTGGTCAATGACGATTTGGTCTACACTTTCAAACTTAAGACCGTCAAAGCCTTGAGTCTCTGTTTGTTCCATTTTCATCGGTATCAATGCCATTTCTCTAAGTTTATGTTCTGGTATCATAGTTTCACGGATGAAGTTTGCTTCTTCATAGCTAATATCAATGTCAAGATGTACTCTAACATGACTGTCAATCAATAGCAACCCTTCTGGATTTTCTAGTACATCGCTAAGTTTATAAACTCTAAACAACGGTTGTCTTGGCCAACTATGAAATGTTGGTTCTTCGCCCCATTCTAATATCATCATACCACGTGCATCATCACCGGCATCTGCATAATTATGTGGAAAACTATTACCGATATACCAAATATTTTTACGTGCTTGTCGTTTATGAAAATGCCCACTGAATACTTTGTCAAAGCCTGTCATGTGGTCTTCATTAATCTCGCCGTGGTCTGGCATTTCTACCATAGCATTCATGTAGAATCTAGGTAATTCTAAGTGACCAAACATATATTTGCCACTTAGTTTTTGAATCTTTTTATAATCATCCTGTACTAGCCAGGGTGTTATTACTACATCGCCCTCACTAAAAAAGTCATTGATGATTTGAACATTGGGTAAATGTTTAGCCCACTCAACACTATGAATGTCACGGCGGTCACGATAATAAAGGTCATGATTACCTGGGATAAAATATACTCTATCAAAGTTAGCATTTAGTTTTTCTAATGCCTGTAGTCCAAATTGCAAAGTGTGGATGTTAATACTTGCTCTATGGTGATTGTAATCACCGAGAAAGAAACAAGTCTCGCATCCCTCAAGTTTTGCTTTTTGTATGAACCAGTCTACAAAGTTAGCACAATCTAAATTATGTTGTAGGCTGTTACTCTTTAGACCAAAATGTATGTCCGTAAATACGGCGGCTTTCTTAAAAAGGTTACTCATTTGTATAGTATAACAGAAACAGAGGTTGGATTACAACCCCTGTGGTTAAATTATTCTTCGTAAACCATACTAGATGTTCCTTGTCTAGTCCAACTTGGATTAAGACCATTCATTTCTAATATGTCATCACGTATATTTTGATTGCGCTTTTCACTGTTTAGTACACGACAGAAACTATTAGTGATAGCCGCAGTATAGTATGCAAAAGGATTTGCACTCTTGGCTTCATTGAAACGTAACCCAACATATGTTAGTTGTAATATTGCCGAATTACGCATTTCGTCATTGTATGTGTACCCACGCCAATTAAATTTCATGGCGTATTTTTCACACATCATAATGTACATACGGGCAAGTTTATTAGTGATATTGCCATGGTCCTTACTAAACTCGCCGTTTTCTAAATTGCCCATCCAATGACTTTTTCCGATACATTTAAATGTTTTAGTATCATCAATTCTAAAATGTTGAAATGGGGGAAAATTAACTTTGACATGAACCATGTCATCAATTTCTTTTATAGTAGTCGGATCTTCTAACTCAGCAAATATTTCATCTCCAGCCTCATCAAATTCAAAAATATCTTTAGCCGTTTTTTTCTTATCTACTTTTCTAGGTTGTTTTGGTGCAACTGGAATATGATCCCAAGTCATCACTCTAAACACTAGGTCAGTTACAGGGATAGATTTTGGATCAATTTTAGTTCCGGTTTCTACACTTAACCTTGCCGCTCTAGTCTCACGTGCTTGTTTTATGTTATCCCGCTTGTTTGCATACTCTAAACTTTTTTCAATAGATTCGGTAGGCATGTCTACAATAAAATCATATTTGTGATCCTCATTTGGGTCTAGAAATGTACAAAATGCGTTTTTGCTTGTGTGTATTTCTTTAAGAATATCTTTGTTGTTAAGATAATTAACTGGTTTTTTGCTTGGTAAACTCATATTTCTCCATAGTTTTGATAAGAAAAGTATAGCACTATAGTTGTAAAAATGCAACTAATATGGTAAAAAAGTGGTGTTTTTTATACGATAAATATATTTAGTAAAGGTACACATATGGCTAGAACAGTCCAAGAGATACAAGAAGAACAAAATATTCTTGCACAAAAGCAAGCAGACCTGAAGAAACAATTACAGGCAGAAACTTCCAGTGGTAAAAACTTTGATTCTTTACTAGCAGAGAGAACAAAATTACGAAATCAAGAAGCTGCCTTAAGGACAGAATTAGCACGAACAACTAATCAAAGTCCTGCGACCGGCGTATATCAAGGACAGGATCCAAATACTGGATTAGCAATATACACTAATCCTGCTACAGGAGCACAATTTAGAAGTAATACTGAGCCTTCGGCAGCACAAAAGGCCGCATTTGAAAAGACACAAACACCGGCATCTGACCCACCACCCCAATCTCCAGCAACTGAACCTGCCGCACCTTCACCACTTGCGACACCAGTCGCTGTACCAGTTAATATTCAACAACCCCCTGTTACACAAGAACCAGTACCACAATTAACAACAGAACAAAGAGAGAGTGGCTTTACTCCTGTTACCCAACAACAAACTGTAGAATTATCTCCAGTAGTTCCTGGAGGCGATGTTAATGCTGGTAGAGTTAACGTAGCACCCGGTGTAGATTTAACTGCTGATGCTCCCGGTTCGGCAGGTAGTACGTCGGAGACCCCGGCACCCCAGAAAACTCTTACTACTGCTGAAATTATATCAGGGTCACCTGTATTGGCACCGCCAACCGCAAAACAACAAAATCCAGGTGACTCACTTAGAGGCGATTTTCCAACTAGAGATGCATCCCCAACCCCACAACAAGTCATCGACCAAACGAGTTCTAATCCATTAAATCCGAGTGCCATTGAGATTACAAGAAATAATGTGTTGGGTGCAATTATAAACAATCCAGTATCTATTTCAAGCAGTGTGGACGCGGCTAGAAGAACCGCAGTAAATCAAACAACAAGATTAACTAGAGAACAAGATGATTGGAGAGTTAGATTACAATTAGCACCTTCTGCAAATTACCTATATAATGTTGCAACTAAAGATGATTTACTATACCCACTAAAAGGTACTAATGGTGTTATATTCCCTTATACTCCTGTTATCAATAGTGCATATCGTGCAAATTATGACCCAGCAGATTTAACCCATGTAAATTTTAAACAGTTTTACTATAGAAATAGTTCGGTGGATGATATAACTATTCAAGCAGAATTTACTGCACAAGATACAACTGAAGCTAACTATATGTTAGCAGTGATACATTTCTTCAGAACGGTTACTAAAATGTTTTATGGTCAAGATGGTAAAGGTGGCGGCCCAAGTGCGGGAACTCCTCCTCCTTTATGTTACCTATCTGGTTACGGTCATTTTCAATATAGTGACCATCCATTATTGATATCACAGTTTACATATAACTTACCTAATGATGTTGACTATATCAGAGCAGGTAGTACATCGCAATGGGCAGGCCAGAATATATCAGCATACGCACCCAAACCTAGCGCCCAGGCATCAGGTGGTGGAGCATTAGCTAAGATAACTAGCTTTTTAAGAAGGTCAAGTAATAATTTAAATAAAGGTGGTATATCAGCAGATCCTGCTTGGAATTCATTGTCAGGACCTCAAGCAACATATGTACCTACTAAATTACAAATCAACTTGACCTGTTTACCAGTAGTTACTCGCAATGATATATCTAACAACTTTAGTGTAGAACAGTATGCTACAGGAAAATTATTTAAAGGAGGCATTTGGTAATGTCTTATCCCCAAACTAGCCCTTATTATCTTAGTAAAATTTATAATAATAAATTTTTAGACTTTATGACTAACAGACCCGTACCATTAAATCCATTGGATCAGTATTGGGAGATAACTCAAACCTACAGTTTGCGACCTGATTTGTTGGCATATGATTTATACGATGATAGCAATCTATGGTGGGTATTTGCACAACGAAATCCCAATACTATTAAGGATCCTTTGTTTGATTTTGTTACAGGTACAAAAATATACCTACCACAACTGCCTGTGTTAAAAACAGCATTAGGATTCTAAAATGGCAGACATTAAAAATCAAGCTGATTTTGACGCTAACATTGCGGCAATAGAAAAAAACAGACAGTTAAACAAACAATTTTATGATTCATTCAAACAAACAGTAGAAAACGGAAATAGAGAAGTTGGCAAATTTACGGATCAAATAAAAGAAATAAGAGCTAATTCTACTCTTAGTGATACTGAAAAAAATCAAAAAATTTTAGAAATACGTAAGGGCCCATTAGCTGAAATATTAAGTATAACTATTGCTGATTCTAAAGCTATCTTTTTAAATCAGTCGGAGTTGCCGTCTACACCTGGCTCAAATGCTGTAACCTATCTTAAGTTTGAGGCAGACACACTTAAAGGACTAGAAACTGCGGTATCTAAAAACAATGAAGCTATTGCAAAATTAGAATCCAATTTAGGAACTCCAAATAAATCTTCTCCGGAAAATCCTCCTCCAAAAGCACAAGCTGAAAATAAAGTAAACGATGATAATCCAAAAATAAATGAAACTAAACCGGTAGAGACATCAAAACAAGGAAATTCAGAATCACAGGCTACTAATTCATCAGCAGTTAATAGTGCAGGAGCACAAGTAGAGAAGGCAGAGTCTATACCAGAAAACTCTACCAGTAGTAAACCAAACAAACGTCAATATAATCCATTGAGTAAATTTAGTAGCGTGACTTATAAAATAAGTTTATATGCCCTTACACCTGACGCATATAATAACTTTTTTACACAAGGTAAGTGGATAACAAAAGATTTAGAATTAATATTACAAAGCGGGGGAGTAACAGCGGGAGTAGATAGTGCTAGAAATAAGTTTTTCAATTTAGATATGTACATTGATAATCTAGAAATAATTACAAAAACTAATTCAAAAGAAACGGCTGTTGCAGGTAATCAATCAGATTTAAAATTTCAAATATTTGAACCTTATGGCATGACTTTCCCATCTAAACTAGTGGCTGCTCAAGTAGATTTACAACAACGTGCAAGAATTTCAAGACAGTTGAATAGTGAAATTGAAGCAATGAATACTCCGTTTCTACTTGTAGTGAGATTTTACGGCTATGATGCTAATGGTAGTTTAGTAACTCAGCCCATTGATAGTGGTGCAAGTAATAGCTTTACTAAAACAGATACTACTGCGGCGTTTGAACGTGCGTTTCCAGTATTGATTACTAAACTAACGTTTAAGCTAGAAAACAAAACAACAGTATATGATGTAACATGCAAGTTGTTAAATGAACAAATTGCATATGGTTTAAAAAGAGGTATAACTAAGACAGGTATTACAGTTACTGCGGACACCGTAGAAAATGCGTTAGGTGGCACTGATAACAGTAAAAATGGTTTACTGGATAAATTTAATGCACAACAATTAGCATTAGTAACTGCAAAGAAACAGGCTGTAGCTGATGAATATAAAATTGTATTTCAAAAAGATAGTAATATAGGTGATGCATTAATTGTAGACAAAGACTTTTATGTTAAGACATTTGCACCAACGGTATCTGTCACTAATGCTAATCAAGTTAATTTACGTACAGCACAATTAAAAGGTCAAACAGTTGATAAAGGTAAAAGAGCAGTCAAGATAGCAGAAGGTGTTCCTATAATGACAGCTATAGACCAAATAATTTCGCAAAGTACTTATCTTAGAGATGCTATGAAAGCATATGATAAAGAAGAAACAGAACAGACTAGTGAATCTGATACAGCAGTTGAAGCTAATAAAAATCCTAAAGTTTTAACTTGGTATAGTGTACGACCACAAGTTGATATAAAAGAGTGGGATGATGTTAGAAAAGATTATGCTTATAAAATAACATATATTATACAACAATATAAAGTGCCTTATGTTAGGTCTCTCTTATTAAAAGGTAAATCAACTTATTACGGACCTCATAAAATTTATAACTATTGGTACACTGGAGAAAATTCTGAAGTGCTAAGTTATGAAATGCAATTCAACTTGTTATATTATAATACCGCGGCATTATCTAGTGAATCTGCAACAGAGTCCAGAGACACTGCACCAAATAGTCCTGTACCTGGCCAGGGAGCTGATCCAACAGGCAAGTTACCTGGTAAGTTTGAATTACAAAACAATATCAAAACATTTTTGTATAGTCCGGCAGACCAGTTGAAGGCACAACTAAAGATTTTAGGTGATCCAGATTTTTTAATGCCTGTGGAAGCCGGGTCTATTCAACAGGCACTAGAGTTATGGTATGGTGAAGATTATTCTATAAATGCAAATACTGGTCAAGTGTTTATTGAAATTGGGTTTAAAGAAGTAGAAGATTATGACAATGATTCAGGATTATTAAAGCCAAAAAATAATATTAAATTTTGGAACTACCCATCTGATATAGAACAAGTAAGTCAAGGCAGAATGATTTATATGGTTACACAAGTAACTAGCAAATTTGGTAGAGGAATATTCACACAAGATTTGAAAACTATTCTTCCAGACTTTACTGCTAGTACTGATAAAACTACCACTCCACCAACAGCTAGAGAGCCGGCAGCACCAGTAGTAACACCTACAAGACCGCCGGTAGTAACTAATAATAATCCTAAGCCAACACCAGCAGTGGTTAATAGTAACACAGCAGAAGGTATGAAAAATTATGTTCCGCGAAGAACTCCGGTGTCTGCAGGCACTAGTAATTCAAATGATGATTACACCGATCCAATGGGCACAACTGATGGGGCCGCAATTATGAATGCGGCAAGGCCCGCTGACGATGTTAGAGAAAAACCTAAACCAGTAGCAGGCAGAGGAGCACCTAGAACATATGATACTACTAATAAAACACGTAGGCTTACGCCAAGATAATGAAAGATAACACATGAGTGGTAATGAAGATAT